GGAGAGGAAAAACCAGCGACCTTTCTAATCTTTAATTTAAAGTTAGCGCCACTAAATGGGTCAAATGGATTTACGGGTTGTTCATCTTGAAACTCTGGTTGCATTGCAGCCAAAAGTTTATCATAAATTTTCTTACCATATTTGTATAAGAAAACCTTACCTTCGTTCTCTGGGTGTTTAGGGTCAGAAACAACATAAACATTAGAGTAGTATGATAACTTTCTCTTTTGTTTTCTTGCTATTTCTTTGTCAGATTCTAAACCTGTATTCCATAGTTTAGAATTATACTCAGACACAGGGTCTTTCTGATTAATAGTAGTTCTTGAGTTTTCAATATACCATTGACCAGTTGGGCCTTGAAATGCATGAGAATACATTTTTACCCATGGCAATTCCTCACCATGAATAGCAGGTAAGAATCTAAGTACAGCATATCCGTTGCCAGACTTATCTAACTCGCCTTTCCATATTCTCTCATCTGTGTATGATTTTTTCTCAGTGGGTGCTTTCTCTGAAGCAACAGCACCAAGTAGTTTGTCTAAGCTATTCTTAGACCTTATGTTATCTAGTGACATTTTATTGTCTCCTTATGTTATCGTATGTTATCGTATGTTTTAAATTCCACATTAGGGCAATCTTTAATCCGACTTTTCTCAATAAACTTAAAATCATTATTAACCCAGGTAAACTTAACATTTGAAAATTCTCTAAATGTCAAATATAACTGTTGTCGCCAGTCATGAGGATTGCGTCCCTCTGCTTCTTCAGGTAGATAAAACTTACTACCTTTGTATATGTTATTTATACGCTCACCATCACTATAATTAGCAATGTCAAACCCAAACATATACACTTCACTACACGCCACATCTTGACAAGCTAGATGTACTGCTGTCGTTCCAGCACCCCAATCTTTAGGGTCTGTAATTGGCGTGATCAAATCTTCATCATCTGGGTAGATGACATGAAGACCTAATTCTTTTTTAATTCTATCCTTTTCTCTACCAGAACCATTTACTACCATTGAACCTTTATCTTTTCCGTAGTAATGTATTTGCTCTGGTTTCCAACCTTTTTTCATTTCTTCTAATAATATCTCAGAAGTTGTTGGTAATAAATTCCAATCGCTAAAATAACATTGATGTCTTCTAGCATAACCTGATTCAATAATCTCACCTTGTATTCCATAATCTACTGCAACTAAAATATCTACTTCGTGATCTCTATAGATTGCATTACAACCCCAAGATACACCTTGTTGTCTAGAGACTCCGAACCCTTTTCTAGATTCGCCATTTCCATAAATATAATGAATCATCGAATAACCTTCATTAGAGCCAGTTTACACTTTTTAGTATCTATTGTCAAGAAGTTTTTGTATTTTTCTACCATTTTTTTATGATCTTTCCATATTATATCATTATCATCCCAATTCTTAATATATCCTACTAGATTATCCAAGATTGCCATAGTTTCTATGGATATTCGTTTTCCTAGATATTCTTTCAACAATATAGGATGTTGATCTTCCCATTTAAATAACTCTTCAAATCGATCTGCATATGGACTTAATTCATTTGTCAGATTATATGTCAAAGATTCTATTCGTTTTTTCCAACTTAAATAATTATCTTCACTAAAATTTTTTATATATCCGTTTTTATCTGCCAAGAAGTTTGATACAAAATAATTTTCTATATCTTTTTTATCTTTATATTTCCTAGCAATTCTTGCAAAAAATAATCTGTCGTTTCTTTTATAGAAAGACATTTTTTTTATCTTAGTTTTTCCACCGTACTTATGATAATCATAACTTCCTCTAGAGAAGTGTGCCTTGATAGCACAATATATTAAATAAACTTCAACGGGTTCCATTAATCGATAGGTAATTTTCCTCTGCCTTCTACATCTGAAGAGATTAATCTTAATTCTCTTGCGTTTGCTTCTATTTTTGCTTTTAATGCTTTTGTAATTAGTTTTGCAACTGTTTCAATTTCTATTTCATTTGTTTCACAATAATGTGTCACTGCATCTAAGTGATTTATTCCCTTTTCTACAGCCATTTGTTCTATTTGTAATGAGAAAGTTTTTGGTGTTATCTTAAATAAATTCAATTTTGTTTCCTTTAAAGTGGCAAGTTTCTGTTGCCAGGTACTTGCCGACCCCGACAGAATTAACCGCTAGGTTTAAGCTGCCATTGCAAAGTTAAAATTTGCACTTAGGTTGTGAATACTCAGATTAGATACTCGTCAGCAGTCGAAACCTATTTCACCCCCTAAATCGAGGTTTAAACTTGGTTGGTGGAGGTGGGTGGTATCGCACCACCGTCCTCACTAACTTTTTGCAAACCGTCAACGCATTCAACTATATTTATACCATAGTTAAAAGATAAAGTCAAGGGTTAATTTGTTTCACCCATGTATGTATCTAATGTTCTTTTAAATTTACCAGCATGAGACTTCTCTGCTTTCGCTAGTGTCTCAAACCAATCTGCAATTTCTTCAAAACCTTCTTCTCTAGCAGTTCTTGCCATACCTGGGTACATGTCTGTGTACTCATGAGTTTCGCCTTTGATTGCTGAGTTTAAGTTTTGTTCAGTATTACCCATAGGTTCACCTGTCGCTGGGTCACCTACTTCTTCTAAGTATTCTAAGTGTCCATGTGCGTGACCTGTTTCACCCTCAGCAGTTGATCTGAATATTTGTGCTACTTCGTTTGCACCTTCAATATCTGCCTTTTGAGCAAAGTATAAGTATCTTCTATTTGCTTCGCTTTCGCCAGCAAATGCAGCTCTTAAATTGTCTTTTGTCTTACTGTCTTTTAGTTCCATAACTACCTTTCACTGTTAAATGCCACAATTGCTTCTTGCAATTTAGGCAGGTATTCTTGTTTTTGTTTTACAAACTCTTGTACTTCTCCGTCAGCTGTGACAACTAAGATCACAATCTGATCGATAGGTGTACCTGTTTGTTCTTCATGCATTTCTGCATAAGCAGATGCTTGAATATAATAATTCTCATTGTACTCTTCTTTTCTAGGTTTAGAAGAGGTTTTAAAATCAATCACTGATAACTTGCCATTGTATTCTGCAATACAATCCACACGACCAGCAATTTTGTATTTATCTGACCATAGTGAGGCTTCTTGAAAATAGATGTTATCTATATTAGATAATGCTTGAGTTTTTAATTGTCCAAATAGACAATATGCGAGAAAATCTTTTTTATGTTTATCATCGTCAAAATTATTATTTAAATAATCTTCACACATGTGGTGTACTTTTGTTCCACGATTTGCAGCAGTTCTTGCGATATGATTAGCAACATCTTCGCCAACACGTTTACGCCATTCCATTAGACCTTGTTTTGATCTACCAGATAATACTGTTGTTATTGACGGATACTTATTACCTTCAGGCGTGACATAAAATCTTTTCTTATTGATATTTACAGTCTGTAGGTTTGGTATTTCTACCGTAGTCACATGATTAAACATAATATACCTTTTTAATTATATAAGTTCTTTTGCAGAAGCAGTTGTTTCTTCAACTCTTCTTGTCCACCCTCTACCAAATGTATCGAATGTCGATAGTTCTTCGTAATATGATTGTCTAGCAGATTGATAGTTTTCAATAGATGTTTCTAATCCAACTTCTTCAACATAACTTTCTACTGCTTTTAAAGTGTTTGGGCCAATACCACCATCGACCGTGGTTCCAATCATCCTCTGTAGAAACTTTGCAGCTCTACCAGGTCCAGCATTAACACCAAAGTCAAAGACACAAAGGTCTAATCCATTTGGAAGGTCGTCACATTTACATTTATCCCAATAATTTTTTTTGTAAATAGGGTTAACATCTTCAACTAGTAAGTCTTTCATGTCTTTCTCTCCACCCCATTCTTCATACACTCTTTTAGTCACACCAAGATTTGTTTCCCCACCTGGGTCTTTTGGATGATTTACATATCCACCTTCGTGATGTAATATTTTTTCTAAACTTGATTCCCAATTGTTAATCATACTTCCACTCCTAAACCTAATTTGGTTTTTTCTATTAAATATTCTCTTACTAATCCACTTCTTACAATATCACCTATTGTAAATTCTGTGGTAGTAAATGTTTTCATGTTTTCTAATATTCTCATAAAGTCATGTAGACCATTTCTTTCATTTGTATCAACTAAATCTGATTGAAAGAAATCACCTGCAAAATGAATTTTTGTGTCTGCACCTATTCTAGTGATTACAGTATCCAATTCATGAAAATTCATATTTTGACATTCATCTACTATAACAATAG